TTCCTGCGGCTCCGGTGGTAGTCGTGCCGACTTGGATCGTTCCGGCTGGGCCTTGGGGGAGGCCGAAATTGAGAACCGCCGTGTCGTTTGTGCCGGTGTTGGTGACAGTAGGGGCGCTGCCTGTAGGGAGGTTGGTGACCGCTCCCACTTGAACGAGGAGGGAGGGATAGCTCACGCCGCCAGCCGGTCCACCTCCGCTGACCTGCGAGGCATCGACTCCATCGCCGCCATTGCGGGAGGAAACGAGTTTCGAGGACATCCAAGCGGGCTTGATGCGTCCCTTGCGCTCGGTGGAGTCCCGGCGCATGGCGGGGCTTTTGCCGAGGAATTCGGTTTCCTTGGCGAGGAGCGCGGCTTTGTTGGCATCGCCTGTGAGCGGCACGGCGAGCTTGGCGGCGAGACTGGCCGTGAGGAGGTCGATGAAAAGGGAGTCGAAGAGGGTGACCTCGGTGACCTTGCGGACATACTCCAGCGTGATCGCCGTGCCGAGCCAGATGTCCCAGTCAGTCGGCCATCCCGATGTCACGCCGGGTTGCTTGGTCGTGCCGGTTGCCATGCAGCGGTAGACCGCGCCGTTGTTGGAAACGGCATTGCCGACTTCGTAGGTGCGACCAGTGACCCATGCGGGCGAGCCGGAATCGGCATTGGTAAGGACAAAGTTGCCCGACACCTCCCACGACGAGTCTCCGGTCGAGTAGTCGTAGTCGTTCACCCGGAAGACGCGCAGGCAATCTACGGGAATCGTGTAGCGGTAAGCCCACTTGTATTCCGGGCGCGGGAGCGTCTCGATGACCGTGGTGGACTTCATCGCCCATGTCCACGATCCGGCGAGGAGGAGCGCATCGCGCACCTGCGGGTAGAGAGACTTGGCAAGGAGCATCGCCTGCGAGGAGGGTCCGAATTGCTCGGCAGTCCCCACGCGCAGGATCGCTTGGCGGCAGAGTTCGTCCTCGGTGAGCGTGGTGGATGGGCGGTCCTTGGCGGTCGCGAGGATGAGCGACTTGACGACCGGGCGCTGCATGTTGGCCGAGAAAACCTCGGCCATTTGAGAGAAAAGCTCTTTGGAGCCGGTGAGCGGCATCGCGAGGTTCGCGGCCAGCTTCGCGGAAAGGATTTCGACAAAGACCGCAGGAAACTTCGCGGCGGTGGTGACAGAGGCGATGTATTCGATCTGGGCGGGAGCCGAGAGATCGGTGTGGATGAATCCGTCCACGATCTCCCACTTGGAGAAATTCTCATCCTCGTCGATTCCGTTGAGGCGGATGAGACGCAGGAAGTCGGAGGGAACGGCGAACCGGCGGGCGTAGCCAAAGGCCGGAGCCGTGGCATCGGCGGTGAGCGATGCCAGTTTGCGGCAGAACTGCCAGTCGAACTCCGTCTGGAGTTCCTCGACCGTCTGCGAGTAGAACAGAGAACAATACTGCGCCTGCGCGGTCGCGTCCGTGAGCGCGGTGATGCGGGAATCACCGAGGCGGGCGAGGGCGAGATTGCAGATTTGGATGTCTGTCATTGAGGCGCGGTCAGATCACAGATTGGAAAAAGGGTGGCAGACATTGCCCGGTCTGCCAGCGGGGTGCGGGATTTTAGAGCTGTTCGTCGCAAGCGATCTCGACGACTTTCTTCTCTTCCATGCGCACGGCAGCAAGGCTGGCCACGGAGCGGATTTGAAGGGAGTGCGAGAGGTCGGGACGCACATCCATCATGGTTTTGAGACCACGCTCGGCGAGGATGATGCCGCTCTTCACATAGGCGAAGCAGGAGCGGATATCCACGGCCAGCGGGAGCTGTTGGCTGCGGCGGAATTTGAAACCCATGAAGGTGTTCAAAGTGCCATCCACAAGGGCGCGAACCGTGTTGTAGTCTGCCGAGGTTGCCTCGACCGTGCGGAGCAGGTCTTGGAGTTGCTTGGCGGACACCACCATGATGCGCTCTTCCTCTTCATCGACTTCGTTGGAGTCGAAGAGGAACTTCGCTTGGCGGAGCTTGGCGATGGTGAGGCCGGAGTTGGCGGCTGTGCCACTCTCGACATAGGTGACTGCGATTTTCTGGCCTGCGGGCAGGACGGTGGAGGTTGTGCCAGTCACGCCGGTGAAGGCTGTGCCGCCGAGGGCTTCGATGATGACCTTGTCGCAGGTGCGAGCGTAAGCTGCGCCGTGCGATTGGATGATCGGGCTTGTGGGAAGCACGACCTCGCCGAGGAACTGCTCGTCGAACTCGTCAACGAGTTTGGCGCAGTCGTAGTTCAGAGGGCGAATCCAACGCTTGGCCATCGCTTGATCGCTGATACGGGTGTCGCGTGAGCGGTCCGTGATCTGCGTCATGGAGGTTACATCGAGTTGGTTGTAGGATTTCTCCTTCCCTTCGATGGAATCGAGGGTGCAATATTCTTTCAGCTTGCTGTTCTTTTGCTGAACGAGGTGTTTCCAGTTGCTATCGAACTGGGTCGTGAAGTGATCGGGGATGTTCGTCAGAACTCCATTGAGATTTGCCATTTTGGCTCCTTTGGTTTGAGTGAGTTGGTATCAGCCGAAACTGATGGTTTGATCTGCTCCCTTCGCTTCCGAGTGTCCCGTGTGGGGTCAGCGGCGGCGGGTATTAGGGAGCAGGCTCACAAAGGAGGTGTCTGCTCTGACGAAGGTGACATTACCGCCGATGCGGTATCAGTCAAAACTTTTTTCTAAAAAAATAGCAGGGCCGAGAGTCGAACTCGGAATTCCAGATTATGAATCTGGTGAGATACCATTTCTCCACCCTGCAAATCTTCAGCCCTGCTTGAGCAGGGAGGTGACGAGCGTGGCGGCTTCGCGGTCGCCTTCCATGTAGCGTTTGTGCCAAGTGTTGTCGGGATTCGACATGATGTCTTTGGCGCGGGCCGAGCCGGTCATAAACTCCGTGCCGCCCATGGAGCGCCCGACCTTGTCCTCGCTCATCATCTGCGCCATGCGAACAAAGCCGCGCACGACCTCCGGGTCGCTGAACCCATGCGAATTCGCATCCACGCCAGCAATCTTCGCGGCCTGCTTCGCGAGTCCGATGTTCTTTCCGAAATCATTCCCCCACTCCTTCTGGAGCGTCTGCACAGCCTCGGTGCGTTGCTTCTCAAAGGTGGCTTGGATCGCCTCCATTTTGAACATTTCCGTCTTCGCATGTTGGTTAACGAGTTCCTTCATCGCCGAGGGCGGGATGCCGTGCTTGTGGGCGATCTCGGCATAAGGCTTCGCCATGTCGTCGTTCCATGTCATGCCCTCCGGCATGGAATCCGGAGCAAACTTGTATTCCTCCAGCGAATCCGGAACTCCCATGGCGCGGCGGAAGGCGGCGAGTTCTTCCGGAGAGGATTTCTCGTTCGGCACGCCGAGCTTTTTGCCGATGAGTTGATTGGCATTGGCGAGCGCCTTCGCCATGTCGGGAACGCTCTTGTATTTACTCAGCGTGTCCTTGTAGGCAGCGGAGTCCTCCGGGAGGTTGTTCGTCCATCCGTCGGCGAATGTGCCGTCGGCGTTGACATATCCAGTCGAGGGTTGCGTGGTGGCTGGCGTCTCCGAAGCGGCTGGCGCTGCGGCGTGGTCTGCGGTGTCGGCTCCTTGGTCGAGCAAACTCTGCTCGGAGGAGGTGTCGATGGTGTCTTCCATAAATTAGGTATCAGTCAAAACTTCACGCTTACGGATGCGGGTGGTAGCCGAGGTGGGTGCGGCGTCCGGCGTAGCGGATCGCGAATTCCTGCGGGTGGTAGTCGCGCATCCACTCGACATAGGCGGGTGTCTTGTCGCCGAGCATTTGCTCCATTTCCGGTGCAGGCGGGATGGTTTTCGAGACGGGCTTGGGATCGGGTTTCTTGCTCATTTTTTGACTTTGCGTTTGGGAGTCTCAATGTCGCCATCCGCGATGACCGGCCTACGGAGGATCGCTTCGATGTGAAGGATCACGCCGCGCTGGCCATCGCGGAGCGCAGCGACCACGGGATTGAAATCATAACCAGGCAGGAAGACCTGCGAGTCGGTGGCGAACTGCGCCTTCATGTCATCGATCACCGTCTGGCCATCCTTGTTGCCAAAGACCCGGTGGTAGGCGTTGGTGATCTTCTGGCGCTCGCGTTCGCGCCGGAGGGCTGCGGCTTTGTCTTCTGGGGCCATCATGCTTGTCCCATCATGCCGGGGATCATCTGGGCGAGGGCGGAATCCTGCTTCACGCTGCCAGCCTTGCCGAGGGCGCTTGCGGCCCGCTCCATCTGCTCGGCTTGCATGGCGGCTTGCTGGGCTTGGGCGCGTTGAGCGCGGGTCTGGGCGACCATGTCCTCGTCGAGAAGCCAGCGGGCAGGCAGGCCATCGTTGCGGGCCATGTCGCGGGTGATCTCATCAAAGTCGTAGTTGTCGAGCATCTCCGGCTTGAGTTGCGCGTAAGGCAGGAGCATCTCGGTTGTCCGGACGAATGCGGCGTTTTCGAGACTCTTGATCGCAAGGGCGATTCGGGAGTTGTAAGCAACATCCGGCTCTGGGATGACGCCGATCATCTGAAGCGCCTGCGGAGGTGGTGGGAACTTGCCAGCGCGGGCCAAGATCGCAAAGACCCGGCGAAGGAGCGGATTGAATAGCTCGGTCGTGAGGCGAGCAAAGGTCGGAGAAAATTGGATGAGCTTCTCGCTGGCCCGCTCGGCCACTTCGCGGGCGGTCATCTGCTTTTGAAGTTGGGCGAACATCTGGAAGAGGTCCACATGGAAGGCTTCGTTGATGGCCTTGCGCTTGTGTTCAGCACGCTCCACGCCGATGTCGTAGCGCCCGCCGGTTCCCCACTCCTTCGGCGTAGCCTGCGGATTATTCGGGTCGAAGTAGGTCACGCCACCGGCGCGGAGGTCGATGTCTCCATCGAACCCGGCAGGGATCAAGATGCGAGGGAACGCATGAATCTCAGCAAGCGAGTCGAGTTGCTTTTCGAGAAAATTAAGCTGCTTGCACTCTGGTAGTGCGGTCCACGATGGCGAGTATCCGTAGCACTCGCTGTTTTTCCACTTGAGGTAGCGGGTCACGAAGAAGGGTTGCTCATCGAACCCGGATGACAGGAAGACATGCTTGCTCGCCTTGTCTACATAGACCGAGGCGTAGGGCTTGTTCTCGGCGTCTCGCTTGCCCATTTCGATCTCACCCGGACCACGGGGAGCGATGAGATGGACGCACGCGAACTTGCGGTTGGAGTTGGGCTTCTCCAGCTCCTTCTTCATCGAGTCGGTGAGGTTCTCGACTCCGAACTTGAGAGCGGCCTGCCGAGCGGTCATCTCATACTCGCGGGAGAGAGTATCGACATAGCCTTCGTCGTCTTCGCTGATCGCGAAGCTGCCGAGGTCGAGCTTGGTGAAGTTGAGGGCATTGCTCT